AACTCTTATCATTTCAGGATCAAATGCAGCTGCAGGAGGTGGTATGTTAAGTTTAACTGATAATAGCCAAATTGTAACAACTACAACATTTAACGATGCCGGTAGAGTATTCCAAATAGTTTCGGGTTCAGCAGGTACGGTATTTACAGGAGTTAATAATAATGGATATTCATTAGCTTCAGGTTCATATGGTTTTTTCCTACCAGATATTGCTACTATTTTATTAAACCCAAGAGCACTTACAGCTGGTAATACAGGTGTTTCAGCTTCATTCTCATCTTCAGCTGGAGGTTTATCTCCAGTAACTACAGCAAATGTAGATGGTAATAACCCAGGAAGAATACTTAGAGCAATTTCTGCTTCAGCAAATCCATCTCCAAATCCAGCCTTACCATTTACACTAAATTCTCAAGAAAATATTACTTCAGATTTTATATTTGTAAGACCTAGGAGCTCAGAATATAATTATTCATCTAATCCATCATTTATATCAGGTTCAACTGGTGAGGTGCTTTTTAATTCATTTATAAATAATCCACAGACATATATGACAACTGTAGGTTTATATAATGATACTAACGAATTATTAGCGGTAGCTAAATTATCAAGACCTCTACCGAAAGACTTTACTAAAGAAGCTTTAGTAAGGGTAAAACTTGATTTCTAAAATGAATGGGAGCTTGGAAACAACTATTAACGGAGGACGTAATTGTTACCCCATTTGAGGTAAACAAAGGTTTTTCGTTTCCACGTGCTGAATTTACTAATACTAATGTCCAAATTAATAGACTATTAGCAGTTAGTGCCTCATGGACTACAAACCAAAATACTACAGGTGAATCTGGGGGTGGTTCTGGTACTGAATATGAAGTTTTAGTATATAATTCAATAAAACAATTATATTACTCTAATTTTTTATCATCTAGTAGAGGTGATTCTTTAGCTACTCAATCCCTCCTTCCAGGAGAAGATGTTGCAGGAGATAGATTTTTTGGTCTCTCTACTTCAACAGGTAGATATGAAAATTATCTCCAAACAACATTAACACAATCTAGAAATTTTACTTCAACAGTAACTACAGCTTCTGTTATTTCAATACCTTCTCGTTTATATGGTGATTACATATTACCTACAAGTTTTAGATATCAAGCAACAGTTGGAACATCTTTTACAGCATATGATGATGGTAATGGAAATCTTTTAGCGTTAGCAGCCTCTGGTAGTATAATAAAAGATGAAAAAGTAGGTGATATTATATACCCCCAAGGAATGGCTATTTTTACTAATCCAGATTTAGCACTTAAAGGTATAGCGCAAACAGATACTGCAAATGTAGCGTTTTCTTCATCTTATACTATGTACGAAAGTCAATGGAAAGCTACTATTGAAGAAAGTGAATTTAATTTTTCCCAAAACCCATCAATAATCTCAGGCTCAGCCGGAGGTGATGAACTTTATGGATTTACAACTGGAAGTTATTTTCAACCCTATGTTACTACAGTAGGATTATATGATAATAATCAAGAATTACTAGCCATAGGTAAATTATCTCAGCCTTATCCACTATCTAGAACAACGGATACAACTTTTTACATTAACATAGACCGTTAACTTATGAATTGGTATTATAAAGGTGAGGAAATGACCTCAGTAGAGGATTTCCCTCCTTTAACATTTGGGTTTGTATATAGAGTAACCCATGAGCCATCAGGTAAAATCTATATTGGTAAAAAAGTATTACAATTTACTCGTAAAACTAAATTAACAAAAAGAGATTTAGCATTATATGAAGGTGAAAAAGGTCGCAAACCTTCATTTAAAAAAGTAGTTAAAGAATCTGATTGGAAAACCTATTATGGTTCACATAAAGAAATTTTAGCATTAATTAAAGATGGTAAAGAAGATGATTTTAAACGTGAAATTTTAACTTGTGTACCTAGTAAAAAGTTATTAACTTATGAAGAAACTAAAGCACTATTTATTTATGAAGTATTAATTAAACCAGATGAATATTTTAATGATAATATTCTTGGTAAGTTTTTTAGAAAAGATTTTGATTAAATAAATATAACAATTAGGTTATATAAAATAATTTCCGTACATTTACCTATATGGTAAACCATTTATTAGTTAACATTGTAAATTCGGTTTTAGGAGTTGGAAAACCAACTGCAAGAGGTAATCAGGCACACAATTGTCCTTTTTGTCATCATGCTAAACCTAAATTAGAAATAAACTTTTCTGAAGGAAAGAAAAACCCATGGCATTGTTGGGTTTGTAATAAAAAAGGTACCAATCTAGTTACTCTACTTAAACAAGCTAANGNNCCAGCAGATAAAATTGCTGAAATTAAAAAGCATGTATCTTATGTAGATTACCGAAATGCTGATATTAAAGTTGAAGCAGTTAAGTTACCTAAAGAATTTAAAGCATTTACTCAAATGAGTAAAAGTGATATGACTGGTAGACAAGCTGTGGCTTATCTTAAACGTCGTAAAATAACTAAGGCGGATATACTGCGCTACAATATTGGTTATTGCGAGGGTGGTGTCTATGATAAGATGATTATAATACCGTCGTATTCCCACGAAGGAACGCTAAATTACTTCGTGGCTCGTAACTTTAATGAGCACAGCCCCGTTAAGTATAAAAACCCACCAATGAGTAAGGATATTGTACCATTTGAATTATTTATTAATTGGTCTTCCCCACTTGTTTTATGTGAAGGAATGTTTGATGCTTTAGCAATTAAACGAAATGCTATCCCACTTTTAGGTAAACATATTCAAAGAGAATTAATGAAAAAAATTGTTACCTCACAGGTACAAAAAATATATATAGCTTTAGATAAGGACGCTCAAAAAGATGCCGTTAAGTTTTGTGAATATTTAATGAATGAAGGTAAAGAAGTTTACCTGGTTGATCTTGAAGAAAAAGACCCATCTGAAATGGGATTCAACTCAATTACCAATCTCATTCAAAAAACAACACCATTAAGTGAATATGATTTAATGGCTAAAAAATTACAATTTGTATGAGTAAGAAAGTTTTAAAAAATTCTTACAAGCGTATTTTGGAAGTATCTGAGGATGCTAAACAGATTACAATGCCCGACTCTCGTTATTACCAACGTAATGGTGAATTTTATCCATCCATTACCTATGTTTTAGGAGCTTACCCAAAAGGTAAATTTTTTGAAGATTGGTTAAAAAAAGTAGGTTATGCTTCCGAGCACATTGTTCGTAAAGCATCAGATCAAGGTACTGAAACACATGAGATGATCGAAGATTATCTAAATGGTAAAGAATTAAATTTTCTATCTAAATCAGGTCACCCTCAATANGATACANTNGTTTGGCAAATGTTNTTACGTTTTGTTGATTTTTGGGAGGAATACAAACCAGAATTAGTTGAAACTGAAGTACATCTATTTTCAGATGAAATTAAAGTAGCAGGTACTTGTGATATGCTTTGTAAAATTGATGGTGAGCTTTGGATTATAGATTTTAAAACATCTAATCATCTCCAAACAACATACGATCTTCAAACTGCGGTTTACGGTAAATGTTACGAGGAATGTTTTGGACATACTCCAGACAGATATGGTGTTTTATGGTTAAAATCATCTAAGCGTGGTCCTAAAGAAGGTAAAATTCAAGGTAAAGGGTGGGAAATGTATGAATCAAATCGTAGCCAAGAAGAAAATCTTGATATTTTCATGACTGTAAAAAAATTATTCGATCTAGAAAACCCTAAACACAAACCAGTTTTCACAGAATTTAGAACATCAGCTAAAAGAAACTTATAATATTTATTATAAACGTGCGTTTATGATTTCATTAGTAAAAATTCTCCTAGAGGCAAAAGATGCCCCTAAAGCTGTTATCCTAGCAGGTGCCCCAGGTGCAGGTAAATCTTCAATAGCAGGAGATATTATCTCAGGAATGGGACTTTCTACCCTTAATATAGATGATGATTTTATTAAAAATTTAAAAGATGCTGATGTATCTTTAGATTTAAAAAATGCAGATGCTGAAGATAGAAGTAAATCTGCTAGAGCAATGCAAGCAGCAATGAAATCATATAATGATAAATTAGCACAAGAAATTGAGCAACGTAAAAACATTGTAATTGATGGTACGGCTGCTTCGTATAAAAAAACTGAACAACTTAAAGATACCTTAGAATCAGCTGGTTATGAGGTATTTATGGTTTATGTTTATGCTTCACTAGAAAGATCTTTAAAGAGAAATGAAGAAAGATTTGAACGCTCTGGAGGTAAAGATAGAAGTTTAATGCCTGGTATTGTAATGCAAACTTGGGCTAATGTAACTAAAAATTTTATTCCTTATCTTAATTTATTTGGNGAAAAATTTACTGCAACTACTACAGATAAAGGATTAGTTGATGCNCANAANTTAGATGATATTATTNATAAGTACATTATTCCTTATACNCCAAAAAATACTAAACCAAAAACAGACAAGCAAAAAGCTCGTTCTATAGAAAACAAGAAAAAAACAGAAGACGAGATTCGTAAATTAATGTCTAAAGAAGAAGTAAGTAATATGGTTCAACAAGTTGTTTCTGCTGAAGAAGCTCAATCTAAACTTAAGTCATTCTTAACTTCATGAATAAATTAGTTAGAGAATTAATCCGTCCTTTACTTGAACAAGAAAGTGTAACAGCTTTGTATGGTGGTGGTTTTAAACCTCCTACAAAAGGCCACTTTGATGTGGTTAAAAAAACATTAGAATCATATCCTGAAATAGATAAACTTATTATCTATGTAGGTGCTGGAGTTAGAGATGGTATTGGTCAAGAACAATCATTAGAGATTTGGGGTATTTATAAAGATCTTTTAGGTGATAAGGTTGAAATTATACCTTCAAAAGCTCCTATAGGAGACATTTATCGTTATGTAAAAAATAACCCTGAAGAAGAAGTTTATTTTACTATTGGTGCTCGTGAAGGTAGAGAAGATGATATGGCTGATATTGCTACTCGTACTAGAGATATCGAAACTAAATACCCAAATACATCAGTAAAAGTAATTACTACTGCTGATAGTGGTATGAGTGGAACTAATGCTAGAAAAGCAATTAAGGATCCTGAAGAATTTACTAAATATCTTCCAGCAGAATTACCTCAATCTGAAAAAGAAACTGTTTATAACATTGTAAATAGATCAATGCTAGAAAATGTAGCTAATAATCATGATGGTAAAGCTGCTCCTTATGGTTCTGGATATGATCCAGTAGATGAAAAAAAAGATCCTAAAAAAGGTACAGGTAAAAAACCTAAAGGTAGTAGTCGTAGACTTTACACAGACGAAGATCCAAAAGATACTGTAGGGATTAAATTTTCTACTAGACAAGATATTGTAGATACTTTAAATAAAACTTCTTTTAAAGCAAAATCACATGCTCGCCAATCTCAAATTATTAATTTAATCCATCAAAGGGTAAGAGCAGCATACGGGAGAGCTAAAGATCCTGCTGTAAAAAAACGTTTAAAATCAGGATTAGATTATATTACAAATAAAAAAGAAGCATCTAAGAAAAAAACACAACGTTTAAAAAACCAAAAAAATGAAAGCTTTGCTTCTACTTTTGGTGGTGGGAGAAGTAGGTATAGAGCTATTGAAAAAAGAGGCAACCAATACTACTATGTACAGGATAACCCATTCTCTCCAGGTATAAGACAAGAATTTGGTCCTTATAAAACAAAAGAACAAGCTAAAAAAAAGATGAATTCATTTCCTCCTTCTCAAAATTATAGAGATATAAATGAAAATGCTTCATATTCTAAAGATATAGACATTAAAGGTAAAATTGATCAATTAACTCAACATATGATTAATAAAGGGTATAATATTGAACCCTTACCTGGACTTGAATTTGTAGATGGTGATACTGAAAATGCGCGTGATTTCTTCGGTAAAACTGCATATTATGATCCGAACACACAAACCATTGTTTTATATACTGAAGGGCGTCATCCCAAAGATATAGCGCGTAGTTATGCGCATGAAATGATTCATCATATCCAAAATTTAGAAGGTAGATTAGATAACATTAATACTACTAATACCCAGGAAGATGATTATTTAAATGATATTGAAGCTGAAGCTAATTTAAAAGGTACAATGACGTTTAGGAATTGGACTGATAGCTTAAATGAAGATGGTCAAGAAACATCCGATGCAAATATGGATGATTATAAAAAGCAAAATAACCCAAGTGGTAAAGTAAAAGATCCATTTGGTTTAAATGCTTATGCTTATGAATTAGCTTTAGGTTTAGAAGAAGAAATTATAAATGAAGGTGTTTATGATTCATTAGTAACTAGACTTACTAATATTACTATTAAAAAATGGGTATCCGATTTCAAATCAAACCCTAAAATCAAACAATCTTTTATT